GTGACGGGATATAGTTCTGCTGGTTGTATTACTTATGTAGAATTTAGTGATGATGATAGAAAGAATTTGGATGCGGTCAGAGCTGTAATAGATTATGCTATGGATAATGATATTCCTTATTTCGCAATTAATGTTCCTTGTGATACTTGTATGGAGTGCGGCGAGTGTGGAGAAATTGAAGATGCTTGTCCAAAGTGCGGCAGTACTAATATTCAAAGATTAAGAAGAGTAACAGGTTACTTAACAGGTAATTATACAACAGCCTTCAATAAAGGTAAAATACAAGAAGTTTTGATGCGAGTCCATCATCTTCTTAATTCTTAGGGCATTTCGCTTAAATTACCTCCATTAAATTTTTATATATAATATAGAGAAAAAATAAATTTAATGGAGGTAATTTCATGTTTGTTTATTGCATTACTAATAAAATAAATCATAAAAAATATATAGGTATAACTACAAAAACAGTTGAAGAAAGATGGAAACAACATTTATCAGTAGCCAATAATAAAAATAAAAAAGATTATAATTCTTTATTTAAAAAAGCAATACGAAAATATGGAGAAGAAAATTGGATAATAGAAACTATTTATGAAACTTCTTCCTTACAAGATTTAAAAGAAAAAGAAATTTATTTTATAAAAATTTTTAATTCTTATGCTTTTGATGAAAATGGATGGGGATATAATTCTACTAGGGGCGGTGATTATGTAGCCGGTTTTTTTGAAGTACCAGTTAGCCAATTTGATATAGTGTCTGGACAAAAAATAAAAGATTTTCATTCAATAGCCGAAGCAGAAGAAGAAATTGGATTAAGAGTAGAACGTATTGGTGAGTTCAATCAAAGCTGTGGAGGTTTTTGCTGGTTTTATACTAAAGATATTCAAAATCTTTCAAACGAAGAATTGATTGATAAAGTTCATTCTTTATATCCTAATTTAGTTTACAAATTAGATTTAGAAGGAAAAATATTACAAATTTACCGAAATTCTATTAAAGCAGGTGAAGATAACAATTGTTCAAGTGGTAATATTACTTCTTGTTGTTTAGGAATAAGGAATCAAGCAAATGGCTTTCAATGGTGTTATCAGAAAGATATATCTATTAGAAAAAACCAAAAAGTAAAAATACCAAAAACTAAACAAGTTGGTGTAATTCAATACGATTTATCTGGTTTAAAAATAAAAGAATATGCAAGTATAAAAGAGGCTGCTGAAGAAAATAACTGTTCTGAATCTCATATTTCGTCTTGTTGTAAAGGAAAACGAAATATTACTGCCAATAGCCAATGGCGATATAGCGATGAAAAATTAGAAAACGTAAAAGAATTATCAGTAAAAAGACAGGTTAAATGTATAGAAACCCAAGAAATATTTAACTCTCCTAATCAAGCTGCAAAACATTTTGGCTATGCTCAACAAACTGTTAAAAGGAGTTGTATGGGAGAAAAAATAAACAAACCTTTTCATTTTGAATGGATATAAAAGATTTTGAAAAATAAATATTTTATGTTATAATATAAATATGAGAAAAAATTTAAGGAGTATTTATAATGATAATCACTATAAAAGATAATACTGAAATAGCTTCTCTTAAGTCAGAACAAATTACTGAAGGAACTGTTATATTTATAGAAGATGAAAAAAAATATCAAATGTTTGAGAATGGGGCCTGGGTAGATTACAACCCAGACCTCAAATTCTCACTTTATGATATGAATAAAACTCTTGTAGCCAATCAAAAAAATATGGACTGGCGCAAGGTTGAAGGAGTAATTAAGAAATGGAACCCACAAGGAACATATTTCTTAATGTATTGCAAGGATATTGGATACTTTACTTTATTCAAGAGAACCGAAGGAGCACCTGAAAAGTTTCACGAAGTTTTCAAGGATTGTCTTGTTAATGTTGGAGACCTTAAGGCTTGTGATATTACAGAAGAGGGAAATGGTCTTGAAATTTGGATAAAGCCTAAAGATTCCAATAGTGCAATTTGTATGTATTTATTTAATTATGATGAGGGGGTAGTAGAGTTCAATGGATAATCAATTGATTTGTTGTGTTGATATGTTTGCAAGAACACAAGTTCTTGTCGCACCAAATGGAGAGAAGATTACTGTAGATGGTATTGAAAATCTCGGTAATATGGCTTTAGATTTCTGCTTGCAAAACAAGATTGGTAAAATTCATTTCTTTGGCGATGACACTTATATTAGTGGTTTATTAGAAAGAAAACCTGAATTAACATTTGGTTTTAAGAACAATAATATCATAATAGAGGTAAATTAAAATGGAAAAGTATTTAATTGAAGTTGTAAACACATATAGAGTCCCAACAGTAGAATCAGCTTTAAAGTTGAGAAAAACTCTCGAAGATCTCCCGTGCGGCGAGCTGGTTAGTTTCAGTTACACCACCAAGTACATTAAGCAGAAGGGTGAGATCGTGGAAGAATATCAGCTGGTTAAGGCGAAGATTGCATTTGAGGATGTAAAAGATCCTATTTATGATACAGAAGTTACTTATTCAAGAGGAGGTTCTGTTGATGCGTTTTGAGAAAATTAGCAAATATGCTGATGATGATGGAGTAATTATTCCCGTTCGTAAAACAAAAGGTTCAGCTGGCTACGATTTTTATGTAGCGGAGGATATAATAGTTGATAGTATAGGTATTGAGCGTACTTGTATTACTGAAGAGGTTATGCGGCAGGGCCTTGGTTTTCCATTGACACTAGATAACATGGCCAACATCACCAAGGCCGCAAACGCTCGTACAACTTTAGTACCTACTGGTATTAAGGCTCAATTGGACGAAGGCACTTACCTTGAGCTTTCAGTTAGAAGTTCTTGCCCTATGAAGTATTGGCTTATTCTTGCTAATGGTGTAGGAATCATTGATGCTGATTACTACAACAATCCCGATAATGAAGGACATATTTTCTTTCAGATTATTAACTTATCCCCATATCCTATTCTCTTAAGAAAAGGCGATTGTATCGGCCAAGGCATCATAAAATCGTACCTCCTTGCAGATGATGACAAGACAGAGGGCGAAAGAACTGGCGGATTTGGTTCAACAGGTGCGTAAGTTACTAGCTCTTGATCAAAGTTCACGTATTACCGGTTGGGCAGTTTTTGATGGGGATAAACTCGCGGCGCACGGTAAGATAAGTGTAGATGACCCAGATATTGGTGAAAGATTATATAAAATCAAAACTCAAGTTATTGAGCTAATTGATAAATATGAAATTACAGAAATTGTTTTTGAAGATATTCAACTTCAAACTAATGTAGTACAGAATGTTAGAACATTTAAAGTTTTAGCAGAAGTTTTTGGAGTTTTGTATGAAACATTTACAGAACTTGAATTGCCCAATGAAGCAGTCCTTGCCGCAAGTTGGAAATCGACTCTTGGTATTAGAGGCACAGACAGGGCTACTCAAAAGAGAAATGCGGCTGAATATGTAGCCAATACATACAATATCAAGGCAACCCAAGATGAGTGTGATGCAATATGTATCGGTACTCATTACATCAAAACCAACCCCGAATCATTCAATTGGTCATAAAACAATAAGAGCCTCCAAGTAATTCTCAATTTCTATGTAGAGGAATTTAGAGAATATAGGAGGCTTTACCCATGTGGCAAGAGATTGGGATGTTTTTATTAAAATATTGGTTGGAAATTTTATTTACAGCCTTTATCGGTCTTGCTTCTTTTTTTGGTAAGCGTTATATTAAATTAGAGGTGGCAAAAAAAGCAACCGAACAAGAAGCATTAAAAACTGAAATTATCCAAAAGGTTAGTGAGCAGATTAGTGCTTTAACCGAACGTGTCGAGAAGAAAGACGAAAGAGTAGAGAGAGAAATGGAGGGTTTTAAAACCAACCTTTCTGAATTGAAATTGGGTTTGTTAGCTATTCAAGGTAGAGAATTTAAACAAAATTGTAGAAATGCTTTAAATCAAGAGCATGATTTAACCTTAGAAGAATATGACCAGATAGTCAAAGATCATGATGCCTATAAGGCTTTAGGTGGAAATCATGAAGGTGATGAATTGTTTGGATTACTTCAAGAAAGAGCTAAACAAACATTTGGTAAAGCATAAAATTAAGGGAGACTATTAATTTAGTCTCCCTCTTTTTTTTGTGCAAAAAAAAAGAGGGACTATTCAATTAAGAATAGTCCCATTTTTTTATACCCTCTTATAAGTATTGATACTTGCTTCAATCTGCTGATTAAGCCAAGCCTCTACGTCACCATAAGTCATTTCAATGAAATCTCTTGCCTGGTTAGTGAGAACTGCGAGAACAGCTTGTTTGGTAATTTCAAAAGCTTTTTCCTGTGCTTCAGCATCAAACTTACCTTCCTTTTTCAAGGCTTCTACATAAGTCTGATTTGTTGCAATAACGCATTGAATAATTGTATCAGAAATCAAGCTTGTATACTTATTTTGCTCTATCTCTGCGGTCTTAGCCTTAATCCAGGTTACAATGTAACCCGTGAGTACCGCGAGAAGAGGTACAATACATAACTCAAAAATCTGTTGAATAAGTTCCATCTTATCCATAATCCTTTTCCTCCTTTAAATAATTCTGTCTATTATCTTAGTAGCGGTGATATTCATCATACCGTTATAAGCCAAATTAATACTAAATTTATCAGCAAGATATGCTCCATTTATTCCAGCCTTAGTATCCTTTACATATATCTTTGCATTTGGTTCAAGGCTGTAAATGGGGGCACAACTCATTGTAATAGATTCACAACAACACGCCTTATTATAAATCATCGAATCAATTTCATCTTTAGCAGATTTACCTTGAACACTCATTGAGAAAACATTTGTTAAATTTTCATTAAGTGGTAAAATTGTATAACCTGTATTTTGTGATTTTAATTCGAGAATTTCTTCAGCGTCTTTATTTTCTACAAATAAAACATTAGGTACATCTTTATATACTACTGCCCTAACAGTATTATCATTTTTGGCCATAGTTCTTAAACCAATATTATCTATTGCGTATTGAGAAAGTTCACTATTGCTTTCTACATCTATAAAATCAAACCAAAATAACAAACCTTCGGGATTTGAGAATACTTCTTTGTTCCAGTACAATGTATCAGCATTGTTTGGATCCATATAATAATCATCATTGTCAAGATAAAAATAAGTGATATTACTATCAAAAGCCTTGCCACTATTCTTTGGATTCACTGGCAAGTAATAAAGAAGACTTTGTGTTTCAAATTCTTCTCTTGTAACCTTACCAGCATAATAATAAACTTCAGTACCTTCTTTACGTTTGTAATAAGAAGAATTAGTCTGATAAGGAGCGCCACCTTGATTCTTGAAGTAGTAAACCACAGTATCTGGGTCATCATATTTTTCTTGAGTAAGACCAAAAGCAATAGAATAAGTACCTAAATATTCTGGGTTATATAACAACCTCCAGAAACCTTCCATATCTGTATAGAACTGTTCATAGCCAGTGTTACCATCTGGATAGTAATCTGGATTATTTCTGGCTATGGTTGGGATAAGTTCATCGGTAGTGTATACGTCAGCATCTGGAGTAGCGGCATCGTGCATATGTTTTCTATAATCTAATGCCATTTGATATATGATCTCTCTCCAATCTACTACTTTCATACCAACAGTCTCATGAGTGGCCGCATATTCTTTAGATACATAGACTGTTTCATCTACTGCTTTATAATATTGTGGCTTAGTTTGTATAGCATAGCGACAATGAACAGGAATCTGTTTATTACCACTTATTCCTTTCTTTTCGCCCCAAACAATAAAATCATTTTTTACATTAGCAATATTTGGTGTATTGCTAAATGAAGAAACTATTGTGTTTTCATCAAAACTATAATCATATTCATCAGCATATAAATCAATATAAATTTCTTTATTATCATCATTTTGACGACTTAATTGATTCCAAGGGTGACTTAATGAAATTCTTTTTCTTTGGAAGACAAACTGTCCATCAAGGTTATAAAAATATTCATAATCACCTAACATATTTTTAATTTTATCAAGAACAGAAACTACTGACTCACCAACAGAGGCAATAAGGTCACCAGCATAAACCAACTCTGTCGGTCTATAACCTATTGTATCTCCCTTTTCTGCTTTTATACAAGTAAAAGGTCTAATATTTTCTGATGACAAATAATCTTCTGTTGTGAAATAAGTTGGCTCTTCACCTTGACCTATAACACTATTTCTATTATCAAAAATAAATGAAGGGTCATTAAAAGAAATTTGTTGAGAAGTAGGTGTCCATTCATCACCATTTTTAAGTACAATATAATAAGTACCTTGATTTGGGCTCAAGGTGAACTGAGTAACAATATCAGCTTCTACGTCTCTAATCAAATACATTGGCTGAGAGTAATTGTACTGAAGCAACTCAAGACCATTATCTTCCAAGTCGTTAATAATAATATTTTGGAAAGGTTCTTTTGCGAACTCGTGAACGAGCTCTCTTATTATTTTCTTGATTAAATACTTTTCTACAGTTGTGTTTCCTTCTGCATCGGTAACCTCAATAGAACCAAAGTCCCAAGTAAGTGCGGGAACCACACCACCTAAATCACCGGTTAGCATAGCCATTTTATCTTTACCACTAATGCTAATAGTGGTTTGAGTAGTGTTTTTATTTAGATTAAAATTGGTAATAAAATAGATACCCATTGGGAACCAAATTATATCTGGATAATTAGGATTAATAACATTTTTTAAACCTACTTCAAGTTTAAACTTTGAATTTAATGCCCACATATAAGAATCTGTCTCATTCAATTCTGCGGCCAGGGTCAAGGAACAAGTTCGTCTAATGGCAGAGTTACCATCAAGATTGACTGAACCTTGAGTAACTCTACCACTGAAGTCTGCTTTAGGCATTTCTTGTAAATCTAACAAAATGATTTTAGCATAGACTTCACGACTTTTTTGCTTAAATAATTCGTATAAAAAATCTTGGTCAAGCAAAGGATTGTTAGCCATATTACGCCTCCCATCCTGCCAATCTGTCTTTTACCAAATTGTCATATGTATCATCATCTATTTCATAACCAGTAGCAGAGAATGAATAAATAAGTCTGCCTAAAGTATCATTAGGGGTTAAACTTACATTCATAACTCTGATAATATGGTTTCCTTCAGTTGGAGAACGGAAATACTTTGGTTCACCATTGGTAAGCCAAGTAAGTACTGCTTCTCTAAATAATCTTTCTTTATATCTATTTTCATCAGAGAGTGCGGTTGGTAAAGGTGGAACATTTGTATTGTCTGTAACCGTGCTTGGACGATACTTATTGCCATGTTCGTCCTCAAAATCCATAAACAACTCATCTGGATCAATGAGATAAGAAATAAGACCTCCTATACCAATTTCTCGATAATCGACATTTCCATTTCTCATAATCATAGGATATTTACTACCAATAGTGTCAATCTTAGATTCAAGAACTGTTCGCTTGAAAGAATTAATTTTAGGATTGTATTGTATTCTTAAATGCTTATCTTTATCTCCTAAACAAATATCCTCGAAACGTGCGGCCAGTGGTTGGGCGAGCAGCTTCTCGGTCGCGTTCCCCTCACCAGTGGGAATACCTTGTATAGCATAAGTATAAGTAATGCCATGTTCAACAGTAAAATCTTGATATGGTTGAACAAAAATAATACTTAATTTTTCCCAATTTTCTGAGTTATTTGCTTTTCTCCAAATAGTATAAGTATAGTTGCTGGATAAAGCTTCTCCCGTAGTAGTTAATTGTACATAACCATTCTCGTAATTATTGGTTGCTACTAATTGGGTCTGTGTAGGGAATTGATCCAGCTCTTGCGGTACTACATTAACGAGGGCCGCACCCACATATTTATTTACACTTGTAGCAACAAATTCTACTTTATAAGTATTGTTATCAAAATCTAAATCTCTACGAATTTCATAATCTTCATAATCAGTTTCAGAATCCATGTGCAATTTTTCTTCTGTTGATTCTATTATAACATTATTTTCATATAAATCAAAATGAGAAGAATAAAACTTTTCTGTTTTATCCTCTTCATTTGGTGTATAAACACCCCTATAATAAAAATCGCCCATATCTGTTCTTTGTGTACAAGTTATAGAAGGTGCGGCGATATATTTGATTATTCCTACACTTGAGTAATAACCTATTTCATCAGTACCATCTACATAAGCTATTTGTACCTTATAATATTGACCAACATTAAATTTTGATATATCAAGTGCATTTATTACAACTTCGGTTTCA